AAGGTCAAATATCTTTAATTATGCTGTTTTTGATCTTGATCTGCGCTTTTCAACTACTTCATCTTGCACAGTTTTTGCATTTTTGTCTGTGGTAGAGAATGCTGCATTAATCTCATCTCTTGTGAGTCTGCCGTCATCCATAAATGCACGAGCCAACTTCTCAACAACTACTGCTACTGCACTAAGTCCAGCAACTGTCATAGCCTTTGCTACTGAGATACCTGCAATTGCTCCCGCACCGATTACTGCTAGTGCATTTGCTGCAAATACCGCAACAATACGCATAAGAATATTCCAAATGTTTGTGATACTGTTCATGTTTACTCCTCTTTATTTCTAATAGGACTAGTTATAATCCAAAGACCAAGGGTTGCCATAATTCCATAGCCAACAATAGTCTTTGCGCTACCGTCCAAAACAACCCAGGCAATAAACATTCCAAGAAGAGTCCATGCCTGATCTACTAGGTCTTTCATTATATTCTTTATTACTCTTACCATTTTCTTCCTCCTCTTGAACCTGGTAAATTGCTGCCTGAGCCTCCACCAGAACTTCCTCCACCACTAGAGCCTCCTGCTGCTCCTCCTGTTGCAACCGCTGCTGCGTTAATTGCTGCACCTGTTGCTACAACTGTTGCAACAACCATATCTGTTGCCTCTTCTCTTTCGCTTTCTGTCATGTCGGCACCAATACTTCCAATGGCTGCTAAGGCTGCCCCTGGATCAGTGAATACTGCTTCTATTAATGCTCCTGGATCTTGAACTAATTCTACGTTTGCTGCAACTTCTGCAGTAATAACAAGCACCTCACCAGACTCTGATGTTCTAACTTCAATTGGAGTATCTGGTGGAAGGTCTGCATATGAAACTCCAGATGCCTGAACTTGTGCTGCTGATATTGATTCGCCAGGCTTAAGGTCTTCTATTAGTGCTGCCACCACAACATCTTTTTGCTCTTCAGTTAATTCTTTTCCAGACTCTACGGCTTTTTCTATCTCTTTAACAACCTTTTCTTCTTCTTCTTTAATTGCTGCTAACTCTTCTGCAATTTCTGCTTCTTCCTCTGCTATGGCTGCTTCTTCTTCTGCTAGAGCATTTGCTATTTCTTGTTCCATAGCCTCTTGCTCAGCAGCAAGTCTTTCTTCTTCTGCTTTAGCATTTGCCTCTTCTTGTGCTTCTGCTTCTTCTTGTGCAATACGGTCTGCTTCTGCTTGGGCTTCTGCTTCCATCTCTGCCTCTAATGCTGCAAGTTCTGCTGCTATACGATCAGCCTCAGCATTTGCATCTATCTCTGCCTGTATTCTTGCTGCTTCTTCAGCCATTGCTGCTTCTTCTGCTGCAACCTTAGCAGCAAGTTCTGCTGCTATTCTATTTGCTTCTGCATTTGCTGCAGCAATTTCTGCAAGCCTATTTGCTTCTGCCTGTGCTGCTGCAGCCTGTTGTGCAATTAATGCTGCTGTTTCAGCCTGTATTCTTGCTGCTTCTGCTTGTTGTGCTGCTGCTTCTGCTGCAAGCTGTGCTGCAATTTCTGCTTCAGTTGGTCCAGTAGGTGCTACTGTAACTGGTCCTGTTGGAACCGCTGGTGTTGTTACAGTTGTTGTTTCGCTAGGTATTGTAACAGTTACTGTTTCAGGTGTTGGTGTTGTTACGGTTGTTGTTTCAGAGGGGCTTGGAGTCGGAGTAGGGGAAGGCTCTGGAACAGGTGCTACATATGTAGAACCATTAACAACATTTGAATTTGTAGAGTAAAGGGCAAATGTATCGTTATCTGATCTAATATGAAATGACCAGACTGTTCCTGCTGGCATAAGTCCATTTAGCAAAGAATGATCAATTGTAATTGTTGTATTTAATGAATTTGGTCCGCCAACATTTCCAGTTGCAATTCCCCAACCATTGCATCCAGAACAATTAAAACTTATTGCATATCTTTCTGGTTGTGTGTTACCAGTGTCGGGTGCTTCCCAGTTTAATATTGTTGATGTCTCATTGCTAGATATAGTTAAATTTCTTGGAGGTCCTATTGTTTTAACTACTGGTGCTTCTTGTGAAGTAAAGGCTTCTGCTGGGATGATCTGCATTGATCCAGATTGGTTCCAGTAAAGTTTTACATTTGCTCCCCCGCCATTTTCATAATACATTAATTCTATTGTTTTAGGTACTCCCGCTGTAAAAGATATTGGATCAGTTGTAGTTCCTCCGCCACCTTTGTCAACCCAGTCATTTGCTACTAAAACTCCATCAATGTATAGTTTTGTGCCGTCATCTGCTGTTGCTAAAAATGATATATCTTGAGTAGAATCGCTTCTAATCGATCCCGTAAAACGAACAATAACATCCTCTGATGGTCCACCTAAAACGCTGCCAAGACCCCACTGAAAGTTAATATTGGATACATTAGTAGTGACGACTGGAGAGGCTCCTTGGGGTATATAAGGGGCATCATTCTGTCCCAGCACATTATAAAGCTGAGCAGTTAAACCTTCTGCTGCGTGGGCTTTATCAATTATTAAAAGCAGCGGAAATAGAGCAAGGGATAAGACCAGTGCTACTCTCAATAACTTTTTAATATTTAACTCCTTGTAGTCGTAGTGGTGATATGACTATTAAGGCTATTATATCATTTTATGCAACAAAAAAGGGAGCCTATTGCTAGACTCCCCTAATTGTTGGACTATTAAGAGTTACTTCTTAAGAATCTTGTTCACAAGAGCAGTCAACGCTGTCAACTGCTTCTTTAGATTTGCAAGTGCTGTGTTAACAGACTTTGTAAGTGCTGCAACTGCTGCAGAAGCATTTTCTGCTGCAAGTGTTGCTGCATCTGCTGCCTTTACTGCCTCAAGAGCAGCATCTGTTGCTGCGTTAGCAGCCTTTGCTGCATCCTCAGAAGCCTTTGTAGCAGCCTTAGCAGCAGTGTTTGAAACAGCTGCTGATGCTGTAACTACAACCTGACCTGCTACTGGAAGAGATGATCCACCAGTTGCTGAGATTGTTACTGTATTTTCTGTCAATGGCATAAATACCTTGTATGACTTTACAGTTTCTGTATCAGTTGTGATTGATGTTGCTGTAAGAACATCTGAACCTGAACCAAATGCATAAGTAGAAACAATTCCACCTGTTGCAAATGCGTTAGCGTGTGTCTTTCCAGATACTGGTAGACCTGCTGCATCAAGAATCTGAACCTTAATGGTTGCTGCTTCTCCTGGGACATATTCAGCCTTGTCAAATGACAACTTAACTGTTGCTGCTGCTGCCTCTACACGAGTAGAAACTGGAGCAGATACAATTGTTCCTGCTGCATTTCTAACTGTAACTGCAACTCCGCCAGCCTTGACACCTGTAAGTGTAAATACTGCTTCACCGTTTACGATTGTTGCTGCTGTACCTGAATCAGATACTGTTAGAACATCGGATGAGTTAGCATAAAGTGTTCCTGCTCCAACTGTTACGCCAGATGCATCCTTAGCAACTGCCTTTACAGTAGTTGCGTTTGCACCAACTGCAATAACAGACTTAACTGGGGTAGCAACGATTGTTGCGATATCACCATAGAATGTTACCTGCTCTGTTGCAAGAACTGTACCTGTAAGTGTTGTAAGAGTAATTGTTCCAACTCCTGCTGTACCGTCAGCAAATACACCAATGTGATTTCCTGTAGGGATTACCAATGCACGACCAAGAGCAGAGATAGTTGTAGCGTTTGTGCCATAACCAATCAAGCCTGTTCCTGAAACTGTTGCAAGAATTGATTCAGTTGCTGATCCGCCTGCTGCATTCTTAGGTGTAACAACAATTACTGCTGCTGCATCTGTAGAAGTAGCCTTTGGAGCAAACACAGAATCATCTGCTGTTGCTGTAGTAACTTCACCACGGTTAAGAATTGAAGTTGTTGTTGCTGCAGAAGGTGTAATATCTGCTGCCTTAACTGTTACTGTCCATGCAACTGATGGACCTGTTGCTGGACGAGTTGTTAGAATACGTGCTTCATATGTACCAGCAACTGATGGGGCAACCAATGAAACTGTGAACTTTGCAGTTACATATCCTGGTGTACCAACTGTTGAATTAACATCTGCTGAAAGTGCACCTGCTGCAATTGCAACTGTAGAGGTTGTTGTTTCAAGCAATGATAGTGTTGCTGATTTGTTTGAGCCTGAAGGCTGTGTGAAAATAGCAGATAGCACAGTTGCTGTGTCTGCTGCTGTTTCCGAAATAAATGACAATGTAACTACTGCTGTAGCAGTCTCACCAGCGGTGATTGTATCTGTAGCAGAGTCAATCGTTAGCGTTGGTGCGATTACAGCAGCACTTGTCGGAAGTGCTGAAATAACGCCAAAGGTCATAGCTGCAGCAAGACCTAAAGCAATTTTCTTAAATGAATTCATCTTTCTCCTTGTTAGTTTTATAATAAATTGAAGTTGTCAAGATAGTCCCGAACTTCTTCGGGAATTTCCCGACTATCCAATTTTACCACATCTTGTCCATCCTGTGCAAGTTGCTTTGCTGAGCGGGACCAAGTGTGAATTTCAATCTCTATATTAGGATTCTTTGGTGTGTGAGATAATGCACCAAATACTGCACCCGTTACCGCATCAGATAAATCCTTAGATTTCTTGCGGGGGTGATCTACCTTTTTATCATTAATGATCTTAAGTTCAGACATCTCATCAAGCAATAATGGTATATGTGGCATAGCAACACGCTCTTCATAAATCATCATTGCAAGGTCTTCGTAGTGTTTTTTACCAACAGAAACAGTATCAGTTCTTATTCCTACTGCCTGAAGTTCTTGCTGAATATCAAATGATTGCCAACGGTCAAACGTGACCATTCCTATGTTAAATCCCTGTCTACGAAGGTTCTGAATCCATTGCTTTACATCTGAAAGATTTACTGGACCTTCAACCTTTGGTTCCCACCAAACCACAGCATCAACAATAATTATTGGGGCTACCTGCTCATAGTCTTTAACTACTTGGAGATTAACCCATTTATCAACATGGGCAATTGCTAATGCACACTTATCGTGTTTTTGTGCAAGGTCAGCATGGACATAATAAATTTTATCTGGGTCTGGAACAAAAGATTCATCAAACCTTTTATTGTTATCAATTGGGTTTCTTAGTGTCATACATTTTTCAAGTTTGTCTTTTTGTTTAAAGAATGCATCCGAAGCAAATGTTGGCACACAAGCAAAGCGTTGCATTGCATCTCCCATATCTGTAAAGAATGCAAGTTTAAAGTCATCAATCTTGCGAGTAGGGTTTACTACCCATGTAGGTCTTTTTAGTGCAAATACTCCAGGGTATTTATATGCAGTAATTTGATCTTCATCCCAGCCAATATCTAGGTAGTTTCCCTCAAGGTCATCTGGAAAGTCTGGGTTCATTATAAATCTGTGTGTATATGTTATTGTTTCTTTTTCCATTATTGAATCTTCATATTTCTGAGAAATAAAGTCCCCTGGAAAACGTGGGAATGAAAGCAATGCAACCTTGCCAAGGTCAGGGAAACGAGAGTCTACAGAAGCACGGAAAGCCTTATAGATATTATCTGCAGTTTTACCTTGATCGTTACCTGTGCCAACCTCTTGTGCAAAACCAGAAATTTCATCAAGCACTGCAAGTATAAGGTTCAAACCCTCATGTGATTCACGCTCTGAGTGACCAGAGTAAACCGTAATAGCTTTGTCAAACTCAATGCTTTCTGCTTTAGCATTGTACTTTCCAGCAAACCATTCAGACTTTTCAATCTTAGTTTTAAATCCTTTAAAGAAAACATTCTTAGCCTGTTGAGCATTTATAGCCACGTTAATAATATCAATAGCATCTCCAGAAGGCTTACCAAAATATCTTGCAGGATCTTTAAGGCATAGTAGTTTATACACGATATATGCACATGCTACTGTTGATGTAAAGTCTTTTCCAGATCCCTTACCAAGTTGCAGAATTACTTCATTCTTTGTGTACTTTTTGTAGTATCTATGACCCTCTTCGGGCCCCATAATATCTACTAAATCTTCTTCTCTATAAATTTGACTCATTGCTTCAACAATGTCGTACTGAATGTCAGATAGTGGTGGTTGATTTAGATATGCTTCACCCTCAACAAAAGTCTTTGCGTCAACAGGCATTTCTTCAAAGTTATTATTTATAAGTGCTTCAAAAAAATCATTAAACATTGTGGACAACTGTAATCACTTCCCCATCTTTTGCAACAGAAGAAAGTCTGTGCATGATTAAGTCACGAATTTCTGGGTTAGTTGAAGCAATATCTCTTAAGATTGCAACAAGGGTCTCTTGACGTTTTTCAATTTCAACCATTTCTTCTGCAAGCTCTTTGTTTTCAAGAAGTCCTGCTTTTTGCAGCATATCAATTCTTGCTTTTTCAATGTCAACAACAAGCTTAATTGCTTGAGTCTTTGCACCAAGATTATTGGTCATTGAGGCTTCGTCAATAACCTCATATGACTTTGTAATTAGTTTGCTGTAGTGTGCATCCATTGCTGCAAGTGCTTCTTTGGCACGAGCACGAATAGCATCATTAGCAGAAGCCATTACTTTCCACTCGTTAATTAATTCAACAACACGAGTGCGTGGTATTGATAATTCTTTTGATATTCTTGTTGGATCTGTACCCTTTAGGTATTCTCCCACAACAATATTTACCTGATCAAGGTGTTTAATTAAATCTTCTTCAGTTGACATACTTGCCCTCTAGTCTGTTAATTTCATCCTTGATATAAAAAATTGCTTTTTCTAAGTCCTGAATAGTCTTTGACTCATCTTTAAGTCCTGCTCTCCAGAGATACTTAAAAGCATTGCCAATATTAAAGTTACGATGGCGAGTAATTTCAATGCACTCAACTCCAGAAGGATCCGTCGTATAGTGCTGTGGGTGATTTACCTGGTCAACCGTTATGTTTAAGTTATCACTCATCATCTTCCTCCCAATCAAATGCTTCTGGCAAACCTCTTAGTGTTGACAGGGCAAAGCTAAATCCAACCATGCCAACTACTGCTGTGGCAATCAACACCTTTTCAATCTTCTTCATCGTTTAGACTTCCTTAATCCAAATTTAGCAAGGTAAACATAGATAGTCTCTACGCTTGCACCACATTCTTTTGCAATGTCTTCTGGAGATTTTTTATCCATAAGATATCTCTTACGAAGCCAAACCTCTGATGTATATAGTTTACCAGCCATAGTGTTATTTGTCAACTTCCGTGTCAATAACGTCATAATCATAGGCATTAGAGTCTTCAAGGATCCACTTGTCGTAACTCTCAACATCCCATTTATTTGTATTAATGAGTCTTTGTATAACTAGATCCTTCTTTGTTACAAAAGATGGCTCTTTTATTCTTACCCTGTTATTTGGCTGTACCGCAAAATTACCGTCATCTCTTTGAATAACATGTCCGCACTTGTGTTGACCTGGATTTTCAGAGTATCCATCATCTAAAATATTTGTTTCTGGGCTATGCCAATCTAAAGTAAACAAATATGTTCCAGGAACGTTAGTCTTAGATCTATCGATGTATGACATTCTCATGTTGCTCAATGCTTGAAACTTTGTAACTGAAACGTGTGGGCTAAAAGAATTCCACAAAACAAGATTATGAATTGGTTCTTCTGGAACTCCTGGTTTTGTACAAAATGCATTAATAGGCATTCTCCACCAAATTCCACCATCCTCCATCATAAAATGAAATAAAGGACTTCTTCCTTTAATACTAGCAACACCAAATATTACACATGGGAAATATTGATCATGACTATCTAACTGATCTCTTAAAAAATTTCCACGAACGTAACACTCTATCGGTGGTATGTTTGCGTTTAACTCAGGCATTATTGATTACCTCTTTCTATTGTTTTTAGTTTATCCCAATATCCTTGTGGATGCCCTTGATACACTTGACCCGTTTCTCTATCCACCAGCAACCACTTTGTTGGCACAAGTGTATTAACTGTTAAAATAACTTTTTCATCTTCTTCTTTAAAATTAAATGTATCTCTATTCATTAACATTTCCTATTGCTTTGTTCCAATTACTTAAAGCCCAATGCCCAATACCGCAAGCATCAGCCACATCGTTGTCTTCAATGTGCCTATCGTAAATAGTGTTAATGAACTTAATCGTTCTTTGTTTTCTAAGGTTTCTTTCGTATGTTTTGTACCAAGATACAGACTTGTCAGGGTTTTGTAACCTTATGGCTAATTGTTCTTCTTTAGATATCTTTTTGTTCCCGATAAAATTTTGCCAAGTAATCGGAGAAACCTTGCCAATGATCTGTGTTCCTGATTGACCAGCAGCACCTAGGATTGCCCCTTGAACTAATGCTAGGTCTGCAGCAGTCTTTGGGGAATTCATCAAAACAGTATGCTCAATTATTATTGCATCAAATCCACCATAGTAATCAATAAATCCTTTTACTTTTTTCCCTGCATCCATAACCTTTTCGTAAGTATCTTTGCCCTCAAAGTTAATCTTTCCAAAACTAGTCAATGATCCTTGCTTTGTATTGAATAATGCAAAAGCAATACTGTTGGTGCTAGCATCAATAGAACATATAACTTCTGGCATTATAGGTATTCCCCATTTACTCTTGTTCATATTGGATAAAACCTTTCAGTTCTTTTAACATCTTGTCCACTGCTTTTTTACTTATATTGCAATTAGAGCAAAAGCCTGAGTCGTTGTAGATTGAAAGATCAACCCCACAACCACCCAAGCATTTTCTCACTTTGCCTATTCTTTTTTGCCTACGAGTTGCTTGATAGCGTTCTGCTATCTTTTCTTTAGTAGCGTCTTCTCTACAAGATTCACTGCAGTAAATCTGATAAGAAACTTTTGGTGTGAAATAATTATCACATCTGCTACAAAGTTTCACTCAATTCCTCCAGAGATGCAATCTTTATTGTTCCATCTCCTGCTTCAGCACAAGCTGCTTTAACTGGACATGTTTTGCAAATCTTTGAGTTGCCACGGTAATTTTTTGTTGGAAGAGTTTGATCATTCCATGCTTTGCGAACTTCTCTCATCCAATTAAAAGCGTAGTCAACCCACTGACGATATCCATCATTAACTTCTATTGGAATAATCATTAAGTCATGATTATTTTTATTCTCATAAATCAATGCACCTTTTTGTTTTCCAAGAATCTTCATATAGATAAGCAACTGAATTAGGTGTCCTGCTTTTGGTTTGTTTGTTTTCTTACGATACTCAAAGGCTTCACTCATCATTGTTTTAATTTCTCCAATGATCTCTTCACCTTCCCAATTAAGCATTACGTCACCGTAACCAAAAATTGGTGGATCATTTGCAATTACCTTAAACTCTGTTGTCTTCTCGCCCTTATCATTTACATATGGTACAGCAACACCAGAAGCAAGCATTGCTCCTTGGATTCTGTCGTGACCCATTGTTCCAGCACTCATATTGGCAACGCCGTAAGCGTCTGTGTAGTCATCAAATACGTTTCCATTAAATGCTAAGTACCAATAGCGTGGGCATTGACCGTGCTGGTAGGCAATTGTTGATGGAGCAAATGTCTTCTTTGTAGTCATCTTTGGACCACGGCTAACAGTATACCCATCTCTAATCTTAGTAATCATATCCTCAGCATTAAATATTGTATTTTGCTTTACAATAGCATCTCTTTTATCTGCTTCTTTTAACATAACCTGCTTTAGTAAACTTTTTGTCATTGTTTTTATTCCCCTTGTTTATATAAGTATAGCAGGTTAGCGCATTATATACTTGAGTGCTGACACCAAGTTATTGATAGATTCCGCTGCTGTGTAGTAAATATTCTTCTTTGCACGATCATTTTTGTCTACATTAGCCATCCAGGTAGCCTTAAAAGCCATCTTTGCTGCAATAGCCTGTAGTCTTACAATTTCAATGCTTGCTACCTGAGTAGGAATATCTGGCTTAATAATTACCTTTGCAATAAATGTTAGAGCAGCAGTTAGCTCTTCATCTTGCATATAGTCTGCAATTTCTGTCAAACCATTTACCATCTCTAGTGTTGTTTTTGCTGGTTCAATTTGCTCAGCCATTTTCTTCCCCCTCTGTTAGTTGCTCTAGTAATTCTACCTCTATCACTGCAAGGCGAACCTTTGCGTTGCCCTCGCCCAAAACAATAAAAATTGCTGGGTCATTGTGATTTTTTATTGCATCAGTGACAGCCTTTGCCCAAATATCTTTGTTAATAGTAATACCTTTTGGATATTCTTTAAAATCAACAGTAAAATTTCTCCAAGTTGCATCGCCTTTATGGGTTCCACGACCAGAGTTTTTATGTTGCTTGGCACCAATCCTCTTGGACTCACTTCTTTCGCTCATAATCCTTCTTTGTTAAAATTAGTGGAACCTTTGATATATGTTTTTTTGAACACATCCAGCTTAGATCTGCAGTTTCAAGCCATAAACGAAGAGACTTTACTTCTTCTTTACATACTTGACAGTTAAACTGACCGTTAAAAACTTTAAACTTTTCGTTAGACATTCATCAACTTACTCTTTAAAGATTCCTGCAGGTCAAGATCTTCCTTGACACGGTTAATAAAGCCTTCACGTCCTTGTACTTTTGTACCGTCATCAAGTTTATACCAAGCACCTGTGCGTTCTACCAGACCTGCTAGTTCAGCAGTATCAACAAGGTCACCAATTGTATCAATGCCAACCTCATCACCTCTGAAATAAAAATCATATTCCCCAGATTGGAAACCAGCAGAAGTCTTAGAGAATTGTAGTTCCCACTTAATCTTGCGACCAATCTTTTCTTCAATTAGTTTATCCCCTACCTGAATCTTGCCTTTAATTGCTTGATTGTCTGACTCAGAGGAAAATAACTTAATAACAGTTGAGGAATAAAACTTAGTAGCCTGACCACCAGAAGGCTGCTGGCTAGTATACATAGCACTGATATTGTTACGAGACTGAGAAATAAGAACAAGCAAAGTTGGCTTAACTTTATTGTTTGCATAGTTAAGCATCTTCCACGCATTACTAAAGTCTCTAGACTCAGCACCGATTTGTTTGGTGTTTTCAAGTTGCTTAAGTTCATCAGTATCCTTCTCAAAATAAATAGCAGGTAGCAAAGATGTAATACTATCTATCACAATTATATCAACACCTGCGTTCATAAGGTTTGTTCCTACATCTACCATCTCATTGATAGTTCTTGCCTGTGAGTAAATAAGCTTTGTTGAGTCTACCCCAAGTTTTTGTGCCCAATCAGAGTCGTATGACATTTCTGCATCAATCCATGCACAAACCTTTCCTTCTGCTTGCGCTAAGGCAATCATCTGAAGGCACATAGAGGACTTTGCAGAGGACTTAGAGCCCCATACCAAGACTTGTCTGCCATAAGGTAGGCCACCTTTTAGGGCTCTGTTAAGGCCAAAGCTAGGTGTTGCTGCATAGTCAACCTTTTGCCCCGTAGCATCTCCAAGACGCTTACGAATACGTGGATCTAACTGTGCTAATACTTCTTCCATTGTTACTGACATTAAAATCTTACCCCGTGTTTTTCTGGTCTAGTTTTATTAAAGTCTGATTTTTGCTTTAATATATAATCAAGTGACTCTCTAGTATACCCTGCTTCAACCATTCCTGCATAAAGGTCTAGTGTGCGAATAATAATATCTGCAAACTCTTTAGCAATTTCTTCACTACCTTTATCCTTGCGGACTGCTTCCATAACCTCTGTCACTTCTGAAACAATCATCATGCATTGCTTTGCAATAAAAATATCATCAACATCATCTGGGGTTCCCCAGAATCCTTTGTCTACTGCAATCTTGTGCAGGTCAATCGCCAACTGATCAAACATTTATAACATCCTCCAATATAACTGTTCCATCTTTAGTTTTACCTAAAGAAACTTTATAAACATTTCCTTCTTCAATTGTCATGTAAGCCTTAGAGAATGCTGTGGGAAATACAAGAACTGAATGAAGTTCTCTTCCAGCATCTGCTACTACAAGGTTTGCCATCTTCTTGCCAGCCTTTGTCATGCGTGGCTTGAATGAAACTACAAACTGCTCTTCACCCTTGTATGGTAACTGCTTATAATTTAAAAACTTTACCAATGCATCTTTAGACTCTTTAATGCTATCTGCTGGTATGGCATTTACAATTCTGTTATCACTAACAAGAATTAAGTATGTTCTACCAGTTTCAATTGCTGTGTTTTCATCATCAAAGATTCCAACACTACCAGTCTTATCTAAGAATTCAACTCTTGACCAACCCTTACCACGCTTGATTGATTTAATCATTCCAAGCATAACAAATGATCCAGTCTCTTCATAGCTTTCTGCTTCTTGAATATAGGCATAGTAATGTTGTGGAACTGTCATGTTAAACTCAGGAAGATTTAAATACTCGTAGAGATTTTCTTTAATCTCTTCATCATTACGTGGGCTGTCTTCAAATGTTGCTGCACCGATGATTCGTAATGCTTGAAGAGCACGAGAGTTAACTCCGTTTCCTTTAGTAAAAGTAAACTCCTCAAGTTCAGCGTATGACTTAAAAGGTCTAGCAGCCATGTATCTTTCAGCAATTTTATCCGAGATAAACTTAATCCCTGACAGACCAAAGCGTATACCCTTACCCTCAATCTTAAAGTCAATATCTGACTCGTTAATGTGAGGTAGTTTAATGCTGATTCCCATTCTTTTTGCTTCAATAAGGTACTCAGTACGTGCATCTTTATCCTTCTCATTCTTTAATAGTGAATACATAAACTCTAATGGATAGTGGTACTTTAGCCATGCTGTCCAATAAGATAATGTTGAGTATGCTACTGCGTGAGACTTGTTGAATGAGTACCCTGCGTGGGCCTCAAAGTCATGCCACAAGTCTAAAGCTTGGTTTGGCGAAATGTATGCAGATGCTCCAGAAACGAACCTATCTTTAAACTCATCAAACTCTTTAGC